ATACTGCGCAGGGTGTAAAAGAACTATTGACGAGATACGTGATTGGGTGATAATGTCAGAGTACGAGCAGAATAAACTGCTCTACGAATTAAAATGGAGACAGTCTTTTGGAACCAGTTAGAAAAAAATTTAGCCGTGCTTTGTATGAAGCATACGATTCACAAGCTAGAGATGCTTTGTCAGAGTACCTCACAAAGAAAGGGCATGTGTTAGTCAGCACTGAAGAGAACTACAATGTAGATATTGTATCTCAGAAGCATGGCTACACTTACTTCAATGAGGCTGAGGTTAAGGTAGCTTGGGATGGTGATTGGCCTACACACTGGATGGAGATACGTATTCCAGAACGTAAGCAACGTCTGCTTGATAAGTATCAAGGTGAGAACGGGGTACTTAACTTCTACGTCTTTCGTAAAGACCTCAAGCAAGCTTGGCGTATCAGAGACTTCTTGTTGACTAAGGAAAGTCTTGGTGAAGCAAAGGGTAGATACATCAGACCAGGTGAGTTGTTCTTCCACATCCCATATACAGAAGCAGAGTTGATTATACTATGACAGATAACGTAAACAAGCCTCCTCATTATGGTCAAGGTGAGATTGAATGTATTGATTACATCAAAGACATCTTGACAGATGATGAGCTTATCGGTTATTATCGGGGTAACGTTGCTAAGTACTTACATCGGTGGCGTTATAAAAATGGTCTAGAGGATTTGAAGAAAGCAAGATGGTACCTAGAAGCACTTATACAGCATCAAAGCAAAAGATGAAACCATTCAATGAGGGCTACCAAGCCTTCCTCAAAGGTGACTTGGGTAATCCCTACCAAGTTAATACAAAAGATAACAGGGATTGGGAGATGGGTTTTAACAAAGCCTATTTCAAAAACAAGGAGCTGGTAATTGAAAGAGAGCTTAGAGAAAGAAGCAAAAAAGTTTACTCAGCAAAAGCGTAAAGCTCCAACAACAAAAAGCCTGACTGCAAGAATATACTTGGCGGGTCAGGCTTTAAGTGGTTTATTGGCTGGTGGCAGGTCGAGTAACAATATGCAAGAAATAAAGCGGCAAGCATATGATTGGGCAGATTATATGTTAGATGAAGATACATAAAAAAGAGGGGGGCTTGATGCCCCCTTTTATTTTAGTCTAAGTTTAAATCTCCGTAGAATATGTCGTCGTAGTTATCAACCAGAGTCTGTATTCGTAATAGCTGTTGGAGACCATCCTCCTCTTTTAACAAGTCTTCTAGTTCACCTTCAATCTGGAGAAACTTCATAACATTTCTAACTTGTTTTTTATTTTTACCAGACAGTGTACGAAGAACATTGATACTCTTAGGCATACCTTTTTCTACAACACTGGTTACATTCTTTCTGACCTCAGCTCCTATCTCATTAAGAATCTTTTCTTTATCTTTAAGTGGTAGCCTAAAGTAGTCAGGGTTTTTCTTTAGGTATTCTAGTGCAGCTGTCTCAAAGAATGGTGCAGCTAGTGCATCCATCTTGTTTTTAATTTCTGCAGGTCCATCAAATCTTATAGCTTTCCAATAAGGTCTACCTGCAGCGTTCATCATCTTTTCAATAAGGTTAGGTACTTGAAGTGTTCTATTACCTAAAACTTGCTTACCGATGTCAGGAACAAACTGTGTACCTCTTGTAGGTGTAGCACGTTTAGGACGACCCTCTTCACTACCACCGATTATATTTTCAATATAACGAAGCATTTGATTTTGAAACTCAGCACCTTGACGACGATCAGGGTTCATCTCAGCATCAGATACCATACCCCAGACTTGGTTAATTGGATCAAGTGGTCTTGTAAAACCTTGAACAACCCTACCCACAGAGCCTGATAACATATCTTCTAATGGCTGAAAGTTACCATCAATAGCTTGCTCACTTGCATACACAATGGTCTGACCCATCTCATCAAGGTCTCTTACAGCTTGACCACCAACCTGAACTCCAAGTTCTTTCCAAAGATCTGATGGAACTTCACTCCAATTCCACTGGTTATCTTGACCTAATCCATGTGCACCGATTTGAGATAGCAACCTCATTGTAGATACAGGCCAGTCGTATGTTCTGTCTTGCACTGAACCATCTGCTTGCATATCTTGGTTGTAAGCTAGATTGTTTTCAATACGATCTTTAGCACCACCTACAACAAAGATACCAGTAGCAATCAGTGACCAACCTGCAGCCATTTTGCCTAGAGATTCTGCACCCTCACGAGTTGCAAAGTCTAGCTCTTGACCAGTCATCTTCTTTACACCAAATCTCATAGCATTGATACCAGTAAGGTCTGACATAGTTGCTACTGTAGTGTTCAAAAAGCTACCAAAAGGTACAACAAAACCTAACGGTGTTCTGTTTGTAAATCCTTCAATACCTTTTGCCCAAGTTCTTGCAGAGATTAAGCTTTCTTTTCCAGGCAGAGTAGACCAGTTTACAGAAGCTGTCTCTCTTAGAGTTCTGAAGGTTGCCTTATCAAGCACATTCTTCTGAAATCTTTCTGTAGACATTTCAACAGCAGACCAGTTAGCTTTCTTAGGATCAAAGAACTCTTCAAAGGTCATGCCATATTCACGCATGATAGCTTGATTAAGATTAGTACCAAATGCCCAACGTTTAGTTAGCTCATCTTGTACTCTAACCATAGTCAGTGCTTGAGCACCTTTGGTTACTGCATCAGCACCTCTCCAAGCTAACATCTCTACTTCGTCTAAACCCTCAAGGGCACCAGTACGTTTGATCTTATCTAAATTAAAATCAGACAAGGCATCCCGTACACCACCATCACCTGCGATATCTCTAAATAATTTCTCTGCAGTTTCAGGACTTAACTCAAACATCTTGTCTGCATATTCCATAGGAATATCAGGAGAGAATACATCAACACCACGACGAACAGCACCAAGTGCAGAGCCGTATGATCTGTTCATAAACTTTTCTACAGCTTCTTCGTTACCAGCTACTTTAGCTACACCTGCTTGACCTAGATTAACTGCAGCAGTAAAGAAGTCTGCAAGGCTGTTAATACTTACAAGTTGTGTAAAGCCTTTTACGTTAGCACCAGTTGTAGCTAGGTGTGAGGTAAGTAATCTTTTGTAGATAGACATAACGTACTGCATACGCTTTGGATCATCTGCTGCTTTAACAGCACCACCAGCAAGTTCTGCTGCATTTTTAATATCTATACCAGCTTTTTCAAGACGACTGAGGTGGGAGACTAGCCACAAGCTTTCACCACCGAGGCTTGCTTGACGTGCAAAGTGTGATGCAAGACTTACTGGAGTAGCTTTAGACCCTGGAATTACTGTACCATCTTCGTCTATAAACTTTAGTTTATAACCTGTATCTTTCTCAAACTTATTTACAATTTGTTTTACTTTAGATGGCCCTAGATATTTAATTGTTTGTGCAAAGACACCAGCTTTACCGATACGTCTACCAGTCTTTTGGTTGATCTCTTCAAGCATAGACTCGTGAATAGTAAACCCAGCTTCTTTCAATGCTTGAAAATAACCTTTAGTCTTTCCGTCTGGTGTACCTAACCAGAAGTACTGGAAGAATGCGTTAGTTACTTCATCATCACTATACTTTTCACCACGTACTTCTACACGTTCATTAGCCTTAGCTCTAAACTCTGGCCAAGCTAGTAGTTTTCTTGTATCACCTTTAATAAGTCCAAAGCTTTCATCAACAGTGTCTATAAGGACTTGTTTTTTAACACGCTTATCAAGTTCTTTCTTAGCTTGCTCAAAGCCGATCTTAACTAGGTTCTGATCAAACTCTCTGTAAGCTAAGAACTGTGGTGCTAGGTCACTCTTACGAAACTCTTTGACTGATGCACCCACACCTTTTAATGTTGGGATAACGACAAGAGCACCTGCTGCTGCAAGTGCTGTTTGAGCTGCTTCATACTCTTTCTGTACACCAACATCAATCAGTTGTGATTGATAGGCTACATCAACTCCTGCACCAATAAGAGCATCAGCTGTAGCATAAGGTAGTGTTGAGGCTACTGCTTTACCTACATTACCAAGAGCTGTTTGTTTAGCTACACCCTTCTTGATCTGCTGCTGATAAGCTTTAGTCATTAGCCTACGTGCAGCTGCAGAGCTTGCTTTAGTTCCACCAAAGCCGATCAGTTTACCAATACCTAGTGATAGGATTGTCGATGGATCGTAGACTGCAGACTTACCGTAGTCCCAGATAGCATCTCCCATCTCTGCCCACGAACCTTCACCAGTAAAGGCATTATCCATTTGATCAAAGAGTAGGTAGCCAGCACCAAGCTTTGCTTTGATATTATCGTCTGCTGACATACCATAAGCAATCTCATTAGCTGTGGTTACAGTTTGACCACCAGCAAAAGAACGTTGATAGTTCTGCCAAATCTCAAAGACTTTGTCGTTACTCATTTCACGATAGTCTTGAGAAGATAGACCACCAATAGCACCACCACCTAAGCCAGTAACACTACGTCTAGCTTTGGTAAGCACACCACCTGGGGTAAATCTAGATTCTAGATTAGAACGAATAACTTCCATAAGACGATCATCTTCTACGATGTCTTCTTTGGTTAGCTTACGTCCATACTCTGCAAAGATATTGTCTAGATCGACATACGAAGAATTATCGACACCTTGCGGTACTGCAGGTGATTGAGTCTTAATAGTTGTATTTAGATCAAGAGGACTTTCAAAGTCTTCATCCAAAACCACAGGTGGTTCAAAGTCAGTCTCACCTATGACTATTGGTTGTTCAAACTCTTCTTCCATTTACCCACCAATTCTGATTTTCTTACCAGTTTCCATGTTTAGTACGACATCGCCTTGCTGAAGTATTCCAGCTGCGGCTAGGTTTTCTGCAACCATCCTGTTAGGTACAGTAATTTCTTGACGTGAAGCATTAAGTAATGCAGGGTTTAGAGGTGCCTCATTAAATTTAGGATAAGATTTTCTAAGCTCCTCCATGTAGGTTGTACCATAGAGACCTGCTAAAGGTGTAACATTATCGTTATCATATGAAGTAATAGCATCTGAAATGTCAGTAAGTCTTGTCGTTAGCCAAACCTGTTCAGCAAGTTGTTGCTCAGTTAAGTTGGTTGTCTCAGACACAGACTGAAGTTCACTAATCCTTTGTGTGATCATATCACGTTCATCTTGTGCACGAGTTAAGTTAAACTGTATTGCCCTCTTTTCAAAACGATCTAAGTCTTCTAGAGATGGGGTCTCAACAAATGAAGGTTCGGGAATAAAGACAGACCCTGGTGTTGTTGATTGAGTCTTTAATAACTCTTTATACAATGAGTCCATCTCACGACCGATAAAATCTTCTAGTTTACCTATATCTAATTTTTCTGTAGTTGGTTGAGTAACAACAGCACTCTCTAGGATATTGGCTACAACTTCTTCTGGAAGTGTGAGACCTTCATTCTCGTACTTAAGTCTCTGCTTTTCTAGAATATGCAGAAGTTTTGGAGCTGCAGTCTTATCACCTGAAGCTAAGATAGGTGCAAGTGTTTCATCAGTCAAATTGTAGTTCTTCATAAGTGCAGCTGTAGCTGTATTTGAAGATGTACTACCACCTTTACCAGACTTAGTACTTGTACTTCTAGCAAGACCATCTGTGCCGTATTTCATAGCAATCTCAAAAGCTAGTGCTTCTCTTGCATTTTGCTCTTCTTCTTCTTTTGCCCTAGTTATATCAACTTTTTCAAGATATCTAAGAGCACCTATAGGATTAAACGCCATGATTATACCCTCGCCATTAGTCCAGTTTTAACTGGCTCTTCTTCTACCATCTCAGGTTCTTCTGGCTCCATCTCTGGTTCCATCTCAGGCTCTGGCATAGGTGCCATACCTTCTTTTTCTCTAAGTTCATCTAA